ACTTGTGTACATGGAAAGCATTCCTTAGTTTGTTTCTCGCTAAGTTTAGTTTCCAATCATCACCAAATAGAAATGTGCTCATTTTTTAGTAAATGCTTGTGCGCCAAAGAATGCTGCTACGATACCTGCAACTGCTACGAAATAAGTTGGTGCCATGTCGCCTAAAGTTTCCTGTGCTTGATCCAGTCCTGCTAAACTAGCTACAACAACTGAAAATGGATACAACAACATACCGCCTAGTGAAAACCAAGCCATTTTACGTTGAGCATCACGCATTGCATCTTGATCTTCAAGCTCTTTACGCCTGAATTCAATATACATTTGTTTCTCTTCATCATCTACAACACCATCGCCATTTACATCGGCTGGCATGGTTTTCTTTTCTTCTGCCATAGTGAGACTCCTCTTTCTCACTATTTATACTATTTAGATTTTGAATCCAGAAAAATTACTTTCTCCTCGACTAAAACTAGTATTGTCAAACACGGGAGTATCTGTGTTACCTGCATCCTGCAAACCTTCCTGAGGGTTTTCAATATCAAATAACTTCATCCTTGATCTATCAATACCTAACATGAATCGTTTGTTCTTTGTAGGGTCGGAATATCTGTTTTTCAACTGTTTGACCATAACCTGACCTAGTTTTTCTAGATCTTCAGTGCTGATAAGAGCAAACATCAAATCTGCCGTTGCCGGGAGACCAAATGATTCTGAAGTATCAGTCAGTTCTACATCGCTACTATTGTAACCACTTCTTGTAGTCTGTGTTGCTGTGACAATAGGAACATCAAACTCAACTGCTAGACCTCGTAGCTCTTCTGCAATGGACTTAATGATTGTGTAGGAGTTTGCTGATGAACCAGCACGGAATCTAGAACTAGCACAGATGTTAAGATAGTCAATAAATATAATATCAGGTATAAAGTTTCTTTTGAGTTTAAGTTCATTCAATAAAGCCTTAAAGTGTCCTGTATGAGCAGACGCTGTAGGATATTCTTTAACAATAAGTCTGCCCTGTATCTTATTGTTAATTTTTTCAATTCTATCTTCAAACATCTGTTTAGACAGATCTTTGAGTTGTTGAATAGGCAAATTCATCAAATTAGCATCAATACGTTCTGCAATCCTCTCCTCTGACATTTCAAGAGTAACATACAAAACATTTCTGTTCTGTGATATTGCATTTGCTGCCATATGACACATAAAAAGAGACTTACCAACACCTGTGCCTGCAAGTGCTACATTCAGTGTTTTGTTTGACAATCCACCTTCAGTAATTTCATTGAACATTTCAAGATCAAAAGGCATTTTCTCTTCTAGTCTATGATAAAAATCATATCTATCTTCTGCGTTTTCGATATAGTCATGTCCAATGTTGTTGTCAAAACCTACCTGCAATGCTTTTGACAACATATCAGGCAAAGCGTCAGGACCTCTGTCTTTGTCTCTGCCATCAATGACCTGAATACTTTCCATGATAGCATTGTAGATTGCTTTGTCTTTACAAAATTTTTCAGTTTCGTCTAACAACCATTGAGGATCATTTTCTGTTTCAACCACCTCACCTAACCACTCGCTAAGTGCTGGAAGTTCTGTTTCGGATATTACTTTATCCTCTTCAATAGCTATGGCGAGTGCTTGTTTAGTAGGAGGTTTGTTGTATTTTTCAGAATACTCCTGTATCTTTCTCAAAAGTGTTTTGTATTCACCTGAAAAATATTCTGATTTTAGAAACGGAATTGCCTTTCTAAAATAGTTATCGTCAAATATTAGGTTAGATATGATTAATTTTTCAATCTGCATCTTTTGTTATAAATTCCTTTCTCAATTCTTCAACACAAGGTTCACATAAAAACAATTCTTCACCGTGTCCATGAAAACACAGTGCTGTATCTCCCTCCATTATTTCAATGTTACAACGGTCGCAAAGTCCCTTAGGCTTCTGCGATTCCTTCGTAAGCGCTTTCGATATCTTCTTCAGAAACTTCATCTTTCATTATCCCATCTACACTTGAAATTGCATATCTCTTGCTTATCCAAGCAAGGAATGTAGGATCCTGTAGTATAGGTAACCAAAACTCTTTGTTATATGTATCCTTTTGCCTATATTTACCTTCTACTTCTTCTCCTGTTTCCGTGTTTACTTTCTGATACCAACCATTACTAGGCTTGATAACGTGACCTGATTCTAGTGCCATGTCCAACAAACCTGACCACTTGCTGATACCACCTTCAAATGACACCTCAACAGGAATCTTAGACTTCTCACGTACAAAGCGTGACTTTTCAACATTGATAATAAAATTGTATCCCAACAGTTCTTGACCTTGTTTGTCCTGTTGTCTACCAACAATGTAAATATTATCTGCGGAGTAATAAATGCCTGTGCCTCCTGAAAGAATATCCTTAGGAAACAAACCGATTTCCTTATATGTGTGATTGACTGCAATCAAAGGAATATCCTTAATTGTCAAGTGAGGAGTAACCATACGGAACAAAGACTTCAACTGTTTTGCCCGTGACATATCAGCCACACTCTTACCGTCTAGTGCATCATCAACTTCTTTTTTACTTGCCAAGTTACCTACTGAGTCAATAACAATAATAACGTGGTCTCCTCGTTCAATGTTATTTAACTGAGACATTGAATCATGTTTCAACTGTTCAACGTCTGTGATAGGAGTATGAATAACTCGATCTTTGTCTATATTGAAAGTATCAAAATATGATTGAGGAGTACCAAACTCTGAATCATAAAATAATAACACAGCATCATCATACTTGTCAAGATATGCTTTTGCTAACAAAAGTGAAAAGGCAGTCTTGAAGTGTTTTGAAGGACCTGCAAATACTGTCAGTCCAGGAGTAAGTCCCCCATCTAGTCTCCCGCTAAGTGCTACGTTAAGGGCAGGAACAGAGGTTTGAATCAAATCTTTTGTACTGAAAAATTTTGATTCTGTTAGAACAGCAGTGTCTTTGATAGTGCTGTTCTTTTTAAGTTTTTCAAGTAAACTCATACGTATCTCCATTTTACATCTTTGAAACTATCTATAATAAATTTTCTTTCTTCTTCCCATATTTTTACGTGAGGTATATCCACACCCTCTGCATACTCTCGATATGCGTGTTTAGTGTCTCCAAACCCTGCAAGGAGTATTTCTTTATACCCTTCTTTCGCAGCTAACCACATGGCAAAACCACCCGAGCTAAATCTTTTAGGTAGTTCACTCATTTTTACGTTCTCTACTTTATCAGTTTCATTCAGATATGTAAAGAACATTGTATTGTTCCAACCGCTGATAACAACACCGTGACTGTCATAGTCATTATACTTAGTTGTAAAACCTGCAAGCTCTAATAGTTCAGGTGTTGTTCCATCTGATGTTACAGGATTCCAATCTAAAAATATACAACGATTATCATTTGCATAACCAGAACAATATATTTCATGTTGTCTATGTGCATCAGTAGCAACTAGTGTTTTTATGTTTAGGTTTTCTCTAAATGCAAGATTACACGCCCAAATATCAAGCGTATCTCCATAAAACATACCTTCTCTATTAGCACCGTTGCCAAGTATTATAGCCTTATTCACTTTTTCTCCTGTTTGCATTTACAACCAATGCTGTTTTAAAAATATTGTCACTATTATAACACAATGATTTCATATGTGTCAAGTCTTTAGGTAAGCACTTACCACCAAATCCTACTCTACCGTCAGGACCTGGACATTGCCAATGAGTTCCTCCTACAGCAGGATCGTCTTCTAACATATTTTGTATTGCAGTATAGTCAATGTCCAAACGATTACAAATTTCCGCAAACTCATTTGCTACAGCAACTTTCATAGCAAGAGCAGAGTTCCTTGCTAATTTAAACATCATTGTCTCTTCAGCACTCAAACAATAAACTTTCTTTTCAGAAAACATTTGATGTAACTCTATAGAAAAGTCCTTGTCGCTGACAATCAATGGAAGTTCAGGATCGTCTACATCTTCTTTCCAATGATTCTCCCTCAAAAACTCAGGCATCATAATTGCACCTGGGAACTTTTCTACTTGATTAGGACCAATTGTGCTACGTATGACTATTCGACCTGAATGTTTCCATTCATTAAAAACATCTCTCAATAAATTTATATTTAATTTTTGATTGCAAAGATCTAAATCAGTAGGAACACACAAAAATATGTAATCATAATGACCTCCTACATTAGTATACCCTTTAGCAGGATCATGTATATAAATTGTAGCGTCTGTTCTCTCAAACAAATAATGAGTGGCAGTTCCTACAAATCCATAACCGACAATTAAAATTTTCACGTAAATAAATCCTCAAGTGTATTTTCAGGTTCTGTTTTCCACCCAAGTGTTTTCACAATAGTTTTCAGTGGTTCCAGGAAAGCCTTTTCAAAGATCAATTCTTTATCGACATACTTATGCAGATCAAATTCCTTAGGAAGAGTTCCGATAAATGAAATGCAATTTTCTCTTATGATATTAGGTTCCTTCAGATAAACAAATTTTATTTTATCACCTTCTTGTATCTTTTCATATTTCTTAGCAACACCTTTTTCAACCAAATAATGATTGTACAATAAACCACCTCTAACGTGAATAGGAGTTCCTTTTGCATAAATGTTAGACACATCAGTATATTTTGCAATATTGTTACAACCTCTAGGAAATGCAATATCCTCAACTGATTTAGACATAAAGTCCTTTTTTGTTTCTTCAATATATTTGTGCAATGTTTTTTCGTCACTAGTCAAACAAAGTCTAACTGCTTCTTTCAAACTGTCTCGAACAACTGATGGAGTAGACGAACGAACAATCTCAAGTCCCATGACCTTAAGGTCAGGAGTAGTATATCTAACACCCTCGTTGTCCCATACATTCATTGCATATCTTTTCTTTGCTACCCACAAACAATTGTCTGCAATAGCCTCACGTTTGAAAAATATTTTTTCCTCAAAGGCGTTTGTGTAGTTGGCAAGTTCTGTCATCGCTCTTGCAATACAAGGTTCGATTTGATCTTCACCTATTTTGTCTAATATGTCAATTAACTTGTCTTTAGGTTTATCGGCAAAAAACTTATCTACAATAGCCTTCAAAGTAATATAACAGGAGTCAGTATCAGTATAGAAACTATACACCTCACCCTCTGTTTTTAACGTATCATTCAAAAACTCATCCAGTGCCTGTGCGGTCTTTCTTATGATAAATTGCCCGGATAGTGTTATTCCTTCTGCTATTCGGTCATCATAGTATCTGAAAAATTCATTAGCCATTGCACCATAAAGTGAATTGAGTTGAATCTTACGTGCCATTTGAAAGTTGTTATACTTTGCTATCAAGTTTTTGTACTTAGGATCCTTAGTGTTCTCATAATCCTGCTTAGCCTCGAGCATCAACTTCTTGTAGCGTTGTCTATCATCAAAAAACTTTTGTACAATGTTGGGGAAGTGACCTTGTCTGCTACGTGTAAACGTCTGACCATTGCCTGCTATAGCATCATCAGTATCAAACTCAACCTTGTTTTCTAACAAAGCATCTACAGTAACAGCATACACCCCACCAGGCACCAGTGTCTCAGGGCTCATGTTGTATTGCATAATGATAGAAGGATACAATGAAGTAGCATCAAACGAAGCGACCCATTCATACTGTCCTGGTTCAGGGTCCTGTACGTATGCTCCTGCAATACCTCTTGCCTGTTTACCCTCAGGCTGTGAAATAATTATATCTTGATCTAGTAGATGATTGTACAGTAAACAGTCCCAAGTTTTTACAGGAGAAAACACATCGTCAAAATTCATCTTAGCATCGTATGTCATTGTAAGACACAACTCAATGAGTTTCATCTTTTCCTCAAGTTCATCCACAAGTTTAGTATCTATGATGTTGTATTCAACAAATAGGTTCCAATCTTTTGTATAGAAGTCTTTGAAAGTATCATGTGGATTTTCTAGTTTCTTATGACCAAGTTCAACTTCTGTGATGTAGTCTAGTTTGTAAGACTCTCTTGTTACATAAGTAAACTTTCTGTATATGTCCAAATAGTCTAACTGTGCCACACCTGTGATATTGTAGGAGAGTTCTGTTCTACCGAGTCTAGTAAACTCCTTTTTGTGTACCAACTTAAAAGGACTAAATGCCTTCTTTAGGATGTCTTCTCCTGTTATACGTACTGATCTTTCTACAAGATAGGGTATGTCAAATAGTTTTGAGTTCCAACCAGTAATAACGTCAGGCGTATTTACTGTCCACCATTCAAGGAATCTTGCAAATAATTGTTTTTCACTAGAACATTCTCGATAGTCTACGTTTAGATGTGCAGTGTGTTCTGTAGGCGTATATGGACCGAGACCCCATGTTGTGATCTTTTTAGTAGAGCTTTCCATCATTGTTATCAGTATCACTTCTTCCTGAGGATTGAAAACATCAGGAAAACCATTCTCGGTTGTAGTCTCAATATCTATTGAGTAAATACCAATTTGATTTATATCCCAATCAACCTCACCAGGATACTCTTGAGATATGTACTGATAACCCCAGTGTGACTGTCCGAATATAG